TGTTTTAACCTTTGTCGCCAAAGGGAGCGGACTATATCATCACTCATAAGAGTGTCGGACGCTAGTGGCGTATTACGGATGAAGCGTCATCCACCGCCTAGTCTCTGAACCTTCCTTACACGCTTGCAAGGCTTGGCTGCTGATTGTCTACAAGAGAGTTCCAGCAATTCATCCGATTTAACGAGCGCCATGCGTTCACAAAACGCTCGTGCATTACCTCGAACCCAAGGTTAGCACGATTCAGAATGTCAGCCCAGGTGTTGATAACACGACCGTCAGAAGACAGCAGGGACTGGTTGAAGTTGAAGCCGTTCAGGTTGAATGCCATAGTGCTTACACCAAGAGCAGCGAACCAGATGCCAACAACAGGCCATGCTGCGAGGAAGAAGTGAAGTGAACGAGAGTTGTTGAACGAAGCATATTGGAAGATTAGACGACCAAAGTATCCGTGGGCAGCAACAATGTTGTAGGTTTCCTCTTCTTGTCCAAATTTGTAACCATAATTCTGAGATTCGGTTTCCGTAGTCTCCCTAACGAGCGAACTTGTAACAAGGCTTCCGTGCATAGCACTAAACAGAGAACCACCAAAAACACCCGCGACACCAAGCATGTGAAAAGGATGCATGAGAATGTTGTGTTCTGCTTGGAAGACAAGCATGTAGTTGAACGTTCCACTGATTCCAAGAGGCATAGCATCAGAGAAAGAACCTTGACCGAAAGGATAGACTAGGAATACTGCAGATGCAGCAGCAACAGGTGCGCTGTAAGCAACGCAGATCCAAGGACGCATACCAAGACGGTAAGAAAGTTCCCACTCACGTCCCATATAAGCATAGATGCCGATGAGGAAGTGGAATACTACAAGCTGGAAAGGACCACCGTTGTAGAGCCACTCATCTAGGGAAGCAGCTTCCCAGATGGGGTAAAAGTGCAGTCCAATAGCATTGGACGAAGGAACAACAGCACCAGAGATGATGTTGTTACCGTACATGAGTGAACCAGCAACTGGTTCACGAATCCCGTCGCTTCATCTAACAAACAACCATATCATTAGACTTAGGTTGTTTCTGCTGACGAATTTGATTTGCTCGTCTTGCGTTTTCTACTCTTCCACCATTTTCTACCCACTCTTTCCAAGTTTGTAGATGAGAAATACATTCGGTTATTCTTTCTCCTCTTCTTACTCCCATATAAGGAAGTATTTTTTGTAGAATGAATAAAACCTTTTCTTTCTCTCCGATGTGAAGTGTATAAACTTGTTTACCTTTTACAGTTTTTCTTGATGGTGAGAAATAAGATTTATCTAAAAGTTTACTCAACCTTTGGATAATATCTTCATCTACCATAGAAACTTTGATAAAAGGTGCTGGTGGTATTTTAGAAACTTCATAACGGTCTTTGGAACGATTATCTATTCCAAAGTATCCTTCACCTTCTAAAATGCCAGCAATCCAAGCAATATCAGTTTCAGTTAAGTTTAACATTTTACTCTTGCGTCTTCTGTATTATTTATACAGCATTAGCAAGAAAAAGTCAACAGTAGATGTGTGGACTATATCTTCACCCTTCGTAGAAGGGGCTGGGCGCTTAAACCTGTTATTAAGGGGACTAAACCCCTCAGGTAGTCTCTGAACCTTTCCAAAGTGTACTTTGGACTTGGCTGCTGATTGCCTTTCGGTTTCCAGCATTTCACCCAGTTTCGTCAATACTCTTACGAGTAAGGGACACCGATTAGTTAATGTCTACGGGAGGTGCGCCGATAAAGGCAATGATGAAACAGATTGTAGCAGCGAGCAGGCAAGGAATCATAAGAGTTCCGAACCAACCAACATAAAGACGATTGTCAGTTGAAGTAACCCACTGGCAGAACTGTTCCCAAGTATTCGATTGTCGTTGTTGTGAAATTGTAGCAGTCATTTTAGTTGAAAGTAAGTAGATCCATCAGGGAAATGGTGGAGGTACTTATTTCTCTACCACCCTCAGGTAGAGATATGAGAGACGGATTGGTAACCCTGCCTAGTCTCGGTAGCGGCAGGAGTGTTACAACTTGTTAAGGAGTTGTTACATTCCTTAACGTCGTTGTTGTATTTATAATACTACGCATTTCCCCACCTGTCAAGCCCTGCTTGCTAAATAAGTCAGAGTTAACTCCATTAAATGAAAAAAGCATTGTTTGCTTTTGGAATGTTACTGATGGCGGCACCAGCACATGCCGATCTTACTAGCAAAATTTCTTCTTCAGTTCAACTGTCAGTAGAAGGTCCAGCAGTTCAGTCTACAAGACTTGGTTCTTCTTACTCAGTATCTGGAGACAACATCGCAGTTACTACTCTTGGTGGTCTTACAGGCGGATCTGCTACGGCACCAGCAACTGTAAGTGCTGGTTCATATACAATCAATAATGACGGTCAGTCATTTAGTTTTGCTGAGAATACTTTTATTGGCGACACAGTAGTTACTACACAGACAGCACTCTCTGCTGGTCAGATTGATACTCCAAATCTTTATGGCGAATCCACCACACAGATTGGTGGAACTGCTGGAGCACTTGCAGGAACCATCGACACAGCAGGAGCAATCACTCTGACTGCTGGTGGTTCTGGAACAGTAGCAACAGGACAATTCGTAACAGAACTGACTGTAAGATAATCTAAATATATCTGGCAATATACCCTTTATGAGATTTTCTATGTCCGCCAGCAACAGCAAGGAGATTCACAGGATTTAAACCTAATTCCCTAGCAATATCAGAAATTACTCCAGTATATTTTTCTTTGGTTTTGGTATTGATAACTTCTCCTTGCTTAACCCTAACTCTATTAGACCAACTATTTTGACCAGAGTTTTTTATACTCACACCTTTTTTAGAATCAGAAATTTTCTTTTTAGTTTCTTCAGACCATGGGCGACCCTTATTCCATCCAGCAATAAAACTTTCTTCACCCTTTAACATTTTCCAAGCTTTAAAATCCGAAGCAAGTCCCAATCTTTGCCATTCGCAAAAATGGAACATACAATGTTGAGTATAAGATACTTCAATTAAATTGGATGGGTCATCATTTCCACCTCTATGTTTAGGTATAACATGATGTTTATACTTTTTAACTTCATCAAAACAAGACATTTGTGGAGGTTCCGAACTTTACTTCCTTTATTATTTATACAAATGACTCCTGCAATAGCAGTTCCAGTCGTGCCTAACTTTAGTCAAGGAAGTATGACGAGCCACACAGAAACAAGGTCAAAAATAACAGAGACCATCAACTCGATGGACTATAACACTGGGTATCAATATTCCGTATCTGGATCTGGTATCACTCCAACAGGTGCATTGTCGCCAACTACATCTACTTCTACATCGACCATAGACGGGGTAACTTCTACATGGACAGGAATAGGAAGCAAACCAAACTTCACACAAACAACTCCAGGAGCAGCATTTCAGTTTGCAGAAACTTACCGTGGTCCTGGTTTAAGCAATCAAACAATAATTCAGAGAGTCACAGAAGTAGAATCAATAACAGACACTACAAGTATCTTCTCACAGTAATTCTAGGTCTTACTCCAAATGCCAGTCTCGCTGAAACTGTTGGCGGTGTATCTGCTACTGCTGCTCCTGTTGCTAATAGTTCAGGGAGCGTTACCAATCAGGCGATCCAGGTGCTGCAAGGTCCGTATATTACGAACACTTACGGAAATGGAATCCAATGTCAAGGACCAACCAGAAACTTTACCCCCTATGTAACTGGAAGCATCTCTGCTCAGAAACCTTGGGAACCTTATTATGATGATAATGTATATGATATGAGAGACCTTAATGAAGATGGAGCACCAGATAATCCTGGTAGCGTCTTATATCAAGTTCCCATCAGAACTGGTCAAAAAGATAATTACAACCTTGGAGTTGGATTCTCCATTACTTGGTCAGAGCCATTAGATAAAAAACTTCAGGCACAATGTAAAGAAGCAGCTGCTGCCAACATCGAAATGATGAAGCAACTCACTGCTAATAAGAGATTAGATTTTGAGATTGCAAGACTTAAAAACTGTGGGGAATTAATGAAGCAAGGTATTACTTTCCACCCTAAGAGTCCTTACTATAAAGTCTGTGCAGATGTTGTGGTTCAGAATGTAACTCAAGTTCCTAAGCACGAACATCCACACTTACATAAAATCAACCCCTAAGATGCTTTTGTTCCATTCTTCTTTCGAAGACTGATTTAACTACTTCTTTCTTACCACGTATCTTAGCAACCTTATTAACCAATTTTTTAACTATTGGTTTAACTGCTTTTAGAACTATATCTGCAATCGGTTTTGCAAATATCGCCGCACCAGCAGCAGTGGCGGCAATGACTGATGTTTGAATCACGATTCCTGGTTCTGGTAAGTATTCTTGATGCCAAGGGATGTCAGGTTCGGAAGGAACTTCTATAATGTTCTTCTCACATTTCCTTAACTGAACATTATAAGTCTCATCGGGTAAACATTTTGCTGTGTTTACTTCTGGTATTTTGGGAAGATCAACTTGTTGTGGTGGTTTAGGAGGTTCTCCTGGTTTTTTATATGGAGGAAGTCTAGCAGGGCGAGTTGGTATCACTTCCTCTGGAGTAAATTCAATCGGATTAAAAGAAGGAACACCAGCATCACAATAAGTTAGGACACCATTCTCATCATCCATACCAATTGTTTTTGACTTATTTTTGCTGCTATGAGCTTCCACACATCCAGGAATATTAACAATGGGCAATCCAATGTTGGTAGTTACTGGAACATAAGGTGGTAGAGATTGTGATGGTTCGAATATCCAAGTAGAGACTTCTGGTATTTGAAGTCTCCGTGTTCCAATCTCTGGAATTTCTGGCATTAGTCGTGGTGAAATACTCCTTTAAAAATATTACCAATACCACTGAAAAAATGATAGAAAATCACATAGAGAAAAAATGTCTTCTCTGGATTTCTTTTGTTTTCTTTTTTCTTATAGGCGCTAACTGCCATAGTTAAAAAGTATTCTTTTATTATTTAACAAAAAAGTATTATATCTTAATAATAATTTACTTCAATTTTCTCCAAAGTATAATCAAAAATGCTATAGCAGCAACAATACCAATAGATTGTAAAGGACCAAATTCATTTAAGCAAGTTTTCATTGGTCCTATTTCTAAAGCACCATCACATACTTCTCTTGTCGTAACAGAACCATCTAGATTAACAGTTCTATCAATCACTTGTTTATCTATTTGTATTTGTGTTTCTGGTTGGGGTGTGATTGTAATTCCTTTACGGATAATCACACCATTCGGTGAAGCAGTAGGAAGAACCCTAATCTGCTGTTCCATTATGTGCCCATCCATCACTCAACAAGAGTTCCGTATGCTCTACGGATTTCTTTCAACTGCTCAAAATCTTTACACTTTGTGCCCCCTGAGTAACTCCACGCATATCCCTCAGTAATCATTTGTTCGTTGAGTGAGAGTTCGGCGTCTCCAATGTATAACCAACCCAGTAACCTGCCATATTTTCCAACACCACCAACAAGCTCAGTACGAACAATAAGCTCATCTTCTCCCGAAATAGCACCTTCCAGTTTTTCTTGTAACCAATGTGTTGCGTCATATCCTAATGCTTTTTCTTCCTCATCCCTGGTGCGTTTCTCAGGAGTATCAACACCAGCAACTCTCACACGCTCTTTCTTATAAAGGTCAAATCCCAAGTCAATAGTTACGTCAATAGTATCACCATCAATCACTCTGTTGATTTCAATCACTCGAAAGTTATAGCAACTCTTTCTGCTAGGTGGTGTCATTGCGCCCATTACTTTTTCTTGCCTCCGTTCTTGGCCTTCTTTGCTGTCGCGTTACCGCTATTTTGTTTCGCGTTGGCGGACTTCCCCTTCTTGTTCTTGGGTTTGCCCATCTTCTTGCATCTCCTGGAATGCTAGTCTTAATATATATACGACAACATATGCAGTAAATGCAAGTCCAGAACAGAGAAGTATAATCACACTCCACACGGGAGAGTTAATATCGTGATCCACTACAAACCAAACCTCCCTCTGAGTGCGTTAAAGTTTTGTTGGATTTCTGATGCTGATAGTGTTCTGTTGTATGCACTAAATTGAGATATGTTACCGTCAAAATAACCAGTATCACCTCCATTTCCTATCACCGTATTAGCAGATAAAGAAGTTACTGTTGCAGCAGATACTCCAAGATTACTACTACTATCCAAAACACCATCAATATACCAAGCAAATGTATTAGCATTAGCATCCCATACAGCAGCAATATTGTACCATTGATTACTATTCCAATTATCTTTTATTGTAGGTAAGATATTACCACCTCCCCCAATATCAAACCGCAAATTTCCACCTTGAGGTGTTACTCCCCCCCATCTCATTTCAAAAAATTCATTAGTGCCATAAGGTCTCGTGTTTCCTGCAAATGATGAATTAACATCAACATCAAGTTTTGCCCAAAAAGATATTGTTCCTGTTGCTGTGTTTAGTGCTAATGATCCCAATGATACTTGCTCATTAGACCCATCAAAGGTCAAAGAACCACCATTAGCACTATTAAAATTAGCACCATCCATATTTTGGAGACTTCCATTATTCCCATTACCACTCAAATCAGACCAAGTGGTTCCTGTGCCAGGATAAGACTTAGTATTACCTACATCTAGACACAGAACCAGTCCATCAGTAACAATCTTGGGAGAATGTGCAAGTGCCACTTATACTTCCTCCATAGGAGCAGTCCATTCTTCTGTTGCAAGAATCGTAAGAATTTCTGAATGATTATAAGGACCTTCGGCACCTACAATATCTGCAACAAATGCAGGTGCTGTTCCATTCCACTTTATAAATGTTTTAGTCTCATCTACTGACTTACGCACAGTGTCTGCTGAGGTTTCTCCAACTTGCGAGAAATCAACCTTTGCTAATTCTCCTACTGGAATAATAAGATAACTTCTGTTCTCGTACATGGTAATTATTGTTTTAAAACTATTTAGATACCAAAACGACCTCTGAGTGCGTTAAAGTTTTGTTTTACTTCTGATGCTGATAGTGTTCTGTTGTATATGGATACATTTGCTATTTTACCATCAATCACAGATATCGGACTATTACTAACATTTTCTCCTACTTGAGCACCGATTGCAAGTCTTGCATTTCCATTTTGTATATCACCCAAAGAACCACCAACAGTAAATGATATAGTTATTGGATATGATACTCCATCTACGAATAAAGAATATCTTCCAGCATTATCAATACTACCATCATAAGAGATAACAAAATTATACCATTTACCAGTTTCAATAGTTGCTCCTACAGTTCTATATCCAGTATAAGAACTTACACCTAGGTCAAAATAAGCAACAAATTCAAGTTGTTGAGATCCAAATGCATTAGAAGGATTTCTTACTAAAAATATATATTGCCTTTGATTTTCTGATAAATTACTGTCACCACTTTTAGTTATTAACGTTCCATTAGTAACCAAACTCAAACTATTATATTTTGCCCAAACACTAATAGAAAACTTTTTATCTGGTCCACATGTTACATCATCAAGAATATCTCCTAAGATTACAGCCTCATCACTACCATCAAACTGAATAGCATCCCCACTGTAACCAGGACCATTCGTAAGGGTTCCAGTATTCCCATTACCACTCAAATCAGACCAAGTTGTTCCACTACCAGGATAAGACTTAGCATTACCAGCATCAAGTGCTAATACTAGTCCATCAGTAACAGTTCTAGGATTATAATTTATACCCATTTCTAGTCATAAAACTTATAAACATATTTATCAACAATCATTAAACACACTACCAACTTCGGAACCAATATTAGAACCAACTCTCTGACCTAACAGAGTCATCCATCCTGCTGCTAACCAACCAATATAAGGAATGTTTAATACTGCGGGAGCAAGAGCACCAGTAGCAATGCTAGTTCCTGCCAGAGCACCTTGTGACCGTGCTCCAGCGTCCGCTACTAAACACTCTATCTCTTCCGCAGACTTTCCCTCCTCATTTATTTCACCTCCACCAAGATTACGATATCCCTCTGCGGTATATTCGTCCTTGCGATACTCATTTCTCTTTTCAGTTCCACCACCAAACAATCCTTTCTTGGTCTTATCAAGTTCTAATGACCTTTCAGTAGAAAGAACCTTTGGGTCATTAGCACGATACTTCACACTATACCCATCCTTACTTACATTCAGTTCGTAAGAAGAATATTTACCGTCCGGAATATTGATGACTGGACTGCTAAGATTATCAGTCTTCTTCATTAAGTGTCCCAAAATGCCAATATGAAGGAGACCAAAAGAAACACCAACAAAAAGTATAACAGCATTGGTTACGGATTTCATTGTCTTGGTTTATCTATAGCAGATACTACTGGTGGTTGGTCTTCTTTCTTTCCAGTAGGTGTGTTTCCATTAGGCGTCTTTACACCATTACCACCATTTCTGGCAGGTGATAGTCCGAATGCAGCTAAAGATCCTGAGAATACAGAAGCAATAAATGTAGGATCAAAGTCTAAAATTTTCTGCCCGTTAGGCATTCTGATATAAGAAGCAGTTAATAAAGAAGCGGACCAGATCAAGACTACAAGCTTGACCAAATCCGCTAACCATTCTCTGTTTTCTTCGTGATCTTTCTCCACAACCTTTGAAATTTCTTTCTTTTGTTCTGGCATTGTAGATTAAGAATCTACACTATTTAGTTAAGGAGTAAGTAAATCTACAGTAATGTTTGCTTTCTCCAATTCATTATATTTTTTACAAAGAGTCTCACTGGATTCGTGTTCCCATTTGTGATATAACTCTTTTAAATGTTTATGATAGTCTTCACCAGTATAGTCTATCATCTCTTTTGCGACAATGCCCTTTATCAGCATGTCTCTGGTGTATGATACCATGTCTATTTTTTTGTATCCAACAAAGAACTTATCATAATAAATTGACATCAAAAGTTCTTCTTGGCTGGTCTTTGGAATTAATTATTTATTGTTGGAAACACCTGAACGTAAAGTTTGGAGTTGTAGGAACACAAAAGTGTTCAGGCGGATTATCAATCTTCCATAAAGTGTAGCAAGCAATAATAATCTGAAGGAAGGGAAGAATAAATGTAATGCGTTCTCTCATTCAAAAACTGGGCGAAGTTCAATGTAATTATAGTACTCATTCCGATACTTTTCAAGAACATCCTTAGAGTTTCCATAATACCCCATGTGCATATTCACACAATCAAGATAACGAAGATGTTCACGATCGGAATCTACAGTGTAATTATCACAGTAAAATAGAATCTCCTGAGGAACTTCTACTTGTTTATTTGTGTTTGGTTCCTCAACAAAAAGGGGGAAGGTCATTTAACGTATCCGTTTTTCTTCAACCATTCTAGCGTAAGAGGAGTGGGTTTGTAAACCTCCCACATAGGACCAGCAGCACAAACATCAAGTGCCTTAGCAGTCATTCCTTCTGTCTTACCTGCCCACTTTGCTTCTGCTTCCCAAGGAACAGCAGACTTTGGATAGGTCTTCTCTACAATCTCACGCCAGAGTTTAGGTACATCTTCTTCTGGTTTGATAATGGCAATCATACTATTATCAATGGTTCCTGCCATACAATCTTGAGCAGCGTGCCATCCTTCATGTCTCATAACAGTCATAAGAACATCAGGACGCTTCATAAAAGCATCATTCAGATAAAAGTTATTTGTGACTGTATGATAAACACCACGATGTCCAGGAGGAAAGTATCTCTCTGGACCTAGAAAAACCATAACTCCGATCTTATTAAGGGATAAGAGCATTGAGTTAAACTCGTCAGCAACCACACTAAAATCAGAATCAGGATAGTAACTCTCAATATCTGAGATAGAGTTGATTCTTCTGACATCTTCGGTGCATTCTTGTAAGATCATGCAACCCATAGAATTCATAGTATAGAATTCTTTGACTTTGGAACCAGCAAAAGCAGGAGAACAAACTCCAAGTGCCATTAAAGAAAGTAATAATTTTTTCATGGTGTTGGAATAGCAGGACCAGTTGTTGATGGAATCGCAGGGCCAGTAACCTCTGGAACCTCAGGTATAGCACCATCTAAAAGGGCAGGAAGTGCCTCTGTAAGCGCCTCTGTGACCGCTACAGTTACTTTCTCCCTAGCATCTTCAATAAGAGTGGTTTTATTGAGATACAAATAAGCACTCCCACCAAGAACTGATAAAGAAACCAGTCCTGATAGAAGTGCGATTGTGTTAATTAGTTTTTGCATAATGCCTAATCACATTATAGTGATATTTAGGATTAAGACCAAACAAGTTTCTTACTATAGTCATAAGCATGTTCTTGCCTATAACCTTTGATTCCCCAACCTAACCAATAATAAGAAGGAACCATATACTGGGCAACTGTCCATCCACTTCCCTCAAACTCAGGAAGAACCTTTTGGAACTGAGATTCATTGATCATATAACGAACTTGTCCTTCCAGACTGCTTGGATCACAGTCATACTTGTTACAGAAAGTTCCAAGTCCACGATAGCGACCAATAGAGGTCCACTGAATTAAACCATATCCACCAGCATAACATTTATCATAAGTAACTCTTGCTCCTCCTTCACAAATGTTAGGAACAAAACCAGATTCAGATTTGATATTACCCATCAAAGTAGCAAGGGCATTACGATCAGAAATCTTTGTCTTTTGTTGAAGTTGTTCTAAAACATACTTTTCATTTTCATTACATCCTGGACACTTCCAGGTCTTATCATCATCAACCTCAAGTTGCACAATTTCCTTTTCTTCAACCTTTTCTTCTACAGGTGCTTCTGGTGCTTGAATCTCATTGATTGCTGGATACGCACATGCTGCAATGGGAATAGTGATGAGAGAAAGAATTGCTAACTTTTTAAACATTATTTTTAATAGAACTCGACATCCGTATAAAGAGAGCGCACTCCCACTTCTCAATGGGCAATCTTCACGGCACAGGGTATTTAGCAAAAAAGGAAGCAAAAATGCTTCCTTCCAGAATCATAGCAAGTTATTCTTGCCTTGTCAAGCAGTTGCTCCAACCTTTACTGTGGATGAAACATAGTTAAACACTGCATCAGGAGTGGTCTCATAGTAAGGGTCCTCACCAGCATTATCGCATCTACCTTGTTCCTCAAAGAGTTTTTCGATAACTCCATCAGTAACTACAGCCGCATAACGCCAGGAACGCTCACCAAATCCAAGATTAGACTTGCTTACCAGTTGACCCATACCACGAGTGAAGTATGCATTGCCATCAGGAATTAGTTTAACCTTTTCGATTCCTTGATCCTTTGCCCAGGCATTCATTACAAACCCATCGTTCACAGAGATACAATAGATTTCATCAATACCAAGTGCAGCAAACTCATCATACTTCTCTTCAAAACCAGGAAGTTGATAAGCACTACAAGTAGGAGTAAATGCACCAGGCAGAGAGAAAATAACAACTCGCTTGCCAGCAAAGATTTCAGCACTTGTACGAGTTACAAACTCACCATCCTCACGAAATACAAATTCTACTTGAGGGACTTGATACTGTTCTCTACGCATCAGAACACTCCGGGAATAATTTGACCAGTTGTGGCATAAGTCCCAACAGCAATGATAAAACCAAGCATTGCCAGACGGGAATTAAGAATTTCTGCCTCAGGTGTCCATCCGAATTTCATTTGTTTTCTCCTAAAAAATTAAAGGTTTTCTTCTTGTTCAGTGAGGATTACACAATCACTTGTGGGATAAGCAACACAAGTAAGAATGTATCCTTCTTCTACTTGTTCATCATCCAGGAATGACTGCTCCTCATTATCAACAGTACCACTTACCAGTTTACCTGCACAAGAAGAGCAAGCACCAGCACGGCAGGAATAGAGCATATCCAGACCTGCCTCTTCAGCAGCATCAAGAATGTATTGATCGCCTTCACACTGAATTACATTCTCAGTGCCATCAGGATTTTGAAGAGTGATGTTATAAGCCATTAGTTTCAGTAAGTTTTAGATAGTTGGTTTACAGAGTGTGCCAGTAAAACGAAAAAGGCAACACTTGTTATTGTAAAGATAGTTGCGGTCATTGTCAAGTCTCCTTAGAAATGTGGTCCGACTCCTGACATCCACGGTTCTTGATAACTCTCAGACCCACCACCAAACACAGGGAGAGGATCAAGAGCAAGTGTAGTAGCAACATTTTCAGTTGCCATTTGATATAGAACTTCGTGAATGTTTTCAGGTTCTTTGAATGTTACTGGTTTCTCAGTGTATTCTTCATGATGTTCTTCTTCAAGAATCTGCTCACTAATAAGAATTTGTTTTAGTTCAATAGATCTCTCAGTGTCTGGAGCAGGTCCAAACCAAGGATCATCTTCAAGAATTTCAGGAGCAGGATAAGACATTAGAGAATCAAACAATACCAAAGAACAGTTTACCAGTTGCTGCGTAAGAAATCAAGCCTGCAATGATACCAAGCATTGCCCAGCGACCATTCATCTTTTCTGCTTTCTCAGAGTGAGGTTCAATACCATAACGCTCAAGTGCCTCCTTTGTCATATACATTGCAGGCTCTTTGGCAAACATATTCATTTGTCCAAACTCATTCTTTGTAACAGTCATTGTAGTAATGTTAAGTTTTACAACACAATTATATAGCAAAAATAAAGAGGGGTCAAGCCCCTCTCGTCAGGATATCCAGATATTAAGAAATCAGTTCAGTGTTTCAACGGCAGCAAGTGCTTTTTGGCGAAGGTCCTCAGGAAGAGGAACATAACCAAGAGCATCAGATTTACCTTGTGCTTCTTCACTCAACATATAACGCAGAGTATCCTTCACCGCAGCATTATTTTCTGCTTGTGGATATGCAAGTACCCAAGTCAGGGAGACGATAGGATAAGCATTTTCACCTGCGGGGTTAGCGTCAGCACCACGCAACTGAGAGTCAAGAACAATCTTACCAAGTCCTGCCGAAGCAGTTTCAGCGGATGCTTTGACATAGTTACCTGCCTTATTTTGAAGAGCAACTTGTTGGAACTTGTCACCTGAAACATAACCATAGTTCAGATAACCAATAGCACCATCAATTTGCTTAATCTGTGCGGCAACACCAGAGTTTCCTTTACCACCAACACCAGTAGGCCACTTCACAGACTTACCAGTTCCAACTTTTTCTGCCCACTCAGGAGAGAAAGTAGAAAGAGAATTAGTAAATCCAGCAGTAGTGCCAGAACCATCTGTGCGATAAACAGTAGTGATTTGCTTATCAGCACAACCAAAAGCAGACCAGTTAGTAATCTTACCCAGGAAGACATCAGCAAGTTGAGTCTGAGTCATCTTGGCATCACATCCAGCAAGATTATATGCAGGAACAATTGCACCACCAGTCATAGGAATATGAACCACACCAAAATCAGGTTGGTCTGCATCCTTTACAGCACTATCAGAAGCACCAAAATCAACGGTCTTAGCAACATACTGACGAACACCAGCACCAGAACCTACTGCCTGATAGTTCACTTTGTGACCACCAGATGTAGCATAGTCTTGGAGCCAACGCTGATACAGTGGGGCAGGGAAGGTTGCCCCAGCAGCAGTCAGGTTTTGTGGTGTGAAAGTTGATGCAGTTTCAGGTGCCGAACCACAAGCAACGAGGGTGCCGCCAGTGGCGACAGCAGCGAGAGCAGCGAGAACTTTCTTCATTGTAACTCCTTATCAGAACTTATACTTAGTGCCGACTTCTACTTTCCAGTCACGATCATCTTCAAAGATCAGAGTCTCATACTTACCATAAGCAGAGAACTTCTCAGAGAGTGCGACAGAAGTGCCAAGTTCCAATGCAGTGAAGCTTGCGCTATCACCAGCATCGGGGACCTCAACACCAAAACCACCTTCGATATAGGGTTTCAGTTTACCGACCTTCCAATCATAACCAACACGACCCTGATGGACTTGCTTGGAGAAGTCTTCATCAGTGCCTTTAAATTCATGCTTGGACTCTACATAGGGTCCTGCAAGGGCAGGTGTCGCCAGTGCAGAAACTGCCAGAGCGGCAAGTGCGATTGCTTTCATTTGTTTAATTCCTTTTGTAATGTTTTGTCTGTCGAAGACCTTCTTATTATAGCAGGGTCTTCGAGTCTTGTCGTTAATGATTGGTTAAGGATCTTTAAAAACAAAACCTTGGTATATATGAGCACTTAACTTAATTTTAACCATAAAAAAACCTCCTCTTTATGAGGAGGTTAGGAGATTCAGATATTCAGAATATCAGAAACGATAGGTGACGCCTGCCTTAGCGCCGTAGTTGTTATCACCTTCAGCAGTCAGGAAGGAGAACTCACCGTAGACATTGACGTTCTCGGTGACATCAACACCCAGACCTGCCTTACCGGAGAACTGAGTATCGGTGTCCAGACCATCAATAGCAACGATAGCGGGACCTGCCTGAGCATACCAACCAGCGTTCTCACCCAGAGCGCCTTCGTAACCAATAGCGATGTCGGTTACAGTGCCTGCATAGTCGCTACCGGTGAAACCACTGTTGGCTTCAACGTTGACGTAGGGACCTGCAAACGCAGCGGTGGCCATGAAAGGAGCAGCAGCAGCGGCTGCGAAAACAGATTTGTTGAACATTTTAGTTACCTCGTAGTTTTTACTTGTGGAATGGTTACCCACAGATGTAAGGGACTTCGACTCGTCCCGTTTGTATCACGTTCTTGCAGCGAGTAGTTGAGGCATTCAGTAGTGATCACTTATTTATAATAGCATGGGGTCTCTTGGGTGTCAAGCTTCTTCTTTTGGTTTTGCTCCTTCTGAAATTCTACCCAAATAAGGATTGTATGAAGTAATTTGTTCCAAAGTTAGTTCAGGTCCTTGAGTTTTCCAAAAGTTTAAAATGCCGTTGTAACTATTCCTATGGAATATATCAACATGATCAGGATGAATAGAAGATCCCAAAGCAATTTTATAAAGAAGAATTGGAGAAGAATAAGTTACACCAGAATTATAAATCAAATCATCAGCAACTGCTCTTGGTCTGACTCCATTATCAAGTTTATATTTTTCTCCTCTTACATGATTGCGAATTAATTTTTCCGCATGATGACGAGTAATGACATAGCAAGCAGTAGAAAAATCATTCACAAAACGATTATGAATCGGAACAATAATATCCCCAGTACAGATAATAGCAAGTTGCAGAACATCCCATGCATAAGGAGCCCTTGCAACAAAATCTTTCCAAGTAAAATTCCAACACTTAACAATATCGAGATCGCAATCATCTTCCATGATGACTGCATAAGGACTATCCGAAGTCTCATACCAATTCTTAATTGCTTTTAAGTGAGATGTGACACATCCAATCTCACCAGTAGTCATGTTTTCGGGATAAGTTCCTTTAATAATTTCACTTAGGTCATCATCCCTACCATCATAAGCAGAGATACGAGTATAATTTTCAATTTTCCAATAATCAAACTGCCTTTCCATATACTCTTTTCTTTCGGGTTGCCCATCAAGATTTAGATAGTATATGGGACCAAAGTTTTCAAGTTTATATGCTGCTTTGTTTTTATCCATTAGATTACTTTCCACCCCTCACAATAAACATCTTCAATGATTTTATCTGCATATGCAGGTCCAAACCAAAGTTTTGGAGCAACTACTTTACCCCTACCATTTTGCAACCATGCTCCCCACCAACTCAAAGAACTATTGGCAATAATTGCACCGGAGCACAATGACATCAAACAAACATCAACATATGGAATATAAGATCCATCAGGATATTTATCTGAAGGTTCTGAAATTAAAAACCTATCGCTAGAAAATATCTTTTGATCCTTTACCCAGTCAGGAGAATCTGAAAAAATAATTACAGGAATATCTTCATCATATTCTCGCAATGCATTTTCATAATATTCTATAGGTTGTGGAGGGTGCTGAGAAGAACATTCAGTGTAGGCCCACTTAAATCCCCTATCACTCAATGTAGGATCTCCCCTACGAACATGAAGAAAGATTGGTTCCCTATCTAGGGCATCGATCATTTCCCTACAAGGAATTAATATTGTATCATGAAAAGTAAAGTCTTTTCTGAGATCACCTTCTACATTTTTAAAATACTTTTCAGTTTGAAAAAAACCCAAAATGTTTTTTTCATCTGGACAATGATTGAAAAATTCTTCATCAAAATGAAATTGCTTTTCTTGAAAAGTATCAGAAGTTTTTAACCACCCAACATTTTTATTTGTAGACATTTTAAAAGATTCAAACAATCCATAATTATGATGTTGAATCTTTCTATCTGTAATGGGTGGTATTGTATAATCAACGCCAATATTTTTCGCAATTCCCTTTAATGCTGCATATTGAAACATTTGATTACCAAACCTTCCCATTGTAGCAAGATTATTAAATCCAATCATTTTCTATGATACCGGTTGCTATATTTTTTACGAAGAATAGTCAATCCATTGTTCCATGGAAGAGTTGACCATTCCCAAAACTGCGGATTAAGCTCTGCTACTGCTCTATATGGTCCACCATCTGCCCACTGTGAACCTCCATGAGAAAGATCACAATGATAAAAAGGATCAGTATTTCCATACATCAAGTCATGAAGAAGTATTATACTTGAAGGTCCGACATACCTATCAAGATATTCAAGTTCTTTTTTTACGTGCTCATAAGAATGCCAGTCATCAACAAAAACAATATCCATCTTTTTTTCTTGAGGCCAAGACTCCAGAAATGAAAGAGAATCCTGTTTACAAAAAGTATAATTCTCAGATTCTGGGTAATATATTGGGTCTTCAATATCAACAGACCACAGATGTCCACCATTCATCGTTGCTGCACTTAAAAGAGGTTCTGTGGTATGTCCCTCACGAACTCCCAACTCAACATAAGTTTTTCCTTTTGATGCTAGAGCAATGGAAAACAATGAAATCAAATGTCTATCAGAATCCATGTTACCATGAAGACATTTATCAATAAATTTTTCAATCATGAACATACTCCTTTTTCATTTCCTCAAATACTTTTTCAATCCCATTATCTATAGATGTTTTAGGTAACCACCATCCAGTAATATATGTGTCTGCTTCATTTCTCTTATCCAACTGAACACTATCTTTTGCAAGTCCAGGTTTAATTCTTACATCATACTTACCAATTCTATTGAAACATCCCTGAATAATTGATGCAATTTCTTTGATAGATGTAGATCTAAAAGAAGTAATGTGGAGAGGATCTTCTGGTTTGAAGTCAATATAATTCTCCATAACTGTTTCAAGTGCTTCACAGCAATCTTCTGCATAAAGAAATTGACGCTCTTCTGTACCATCAGTAAGCATCTCAAACTCACCCTCCTCAAATCCTCTACGGATAAAATCAGTGATAACATGTGCCTTCTCATGGTCTTTCTCAATACCATAAACATTCCAAAACTTAACAGTCAATCCGTTAAGAGTTTTGGTATACATTTCACCAACTCTCTTCATAACACCATACGGAGAATAATTCATGTTACTCATTTGAGATGATGCAAACACAAATCTCTTATTATACTTTTTTAACAGACCAAAAGAATTAGCCATCAAACGAGTATTATTGTCGATAAATTCAAAAGTATTTTGATACTTTTGAAGGTAACGAGAACCACCAACATCAAATGCAAGAAAGAATACAAAGTCTGCCGTCTCAATTGCATTCTCAAGATATTGATTAGGAATAATAGTCATATCGTGATTTGGAGTTTCCACCTTATCAAAATCAATAACCACATGTCCCTTATTACGAAGGTAATCTGACAAGTAGGCCCCAATCTGCCCGCTTGAACCTAAGATTGTAATTTTCATTTCTTAATCCAATCAATAACATCTACTTCAGGTTTCCATCCTATGACTTCGCCTATCTTATCTATATTAGCAATAGTAGTTTCCATTTCACCAGATCTTTTGGGAATGAAAGTCTGATTGTCTGAGATTGCATTGGCAATTTCTTTTACAGAATAATTCTTACCACTACCAACATTGAATACTTGTCCATAATATCCTTCAAGACTTGACGTTGCCGCAAGATAGTTCGCTCTTGCAACATCACCAACATAGATAAAATCTCTTCTCTGTTTTCCATCACCCACAATAGTGAGTGGTGTTCCAGCATCTTTTTGCTTTTGAAAGATTCCAATAACAGGAGCATACTGTCCTACAGTTGGAGATCTTTCACCAAACACATTAAAGTATCTTAGTGTTATTGTTTCCAATCCATACAGTTCATAGTACATCTTACAGAATTTTTCTGCAGAAACTTTAGATGCTGAATATGGATTTAGACAATCGTCAGGTTGTGTTTCAACATTTGGATAGGGGTTGTTTCCATATCCAGAAGAAGTAGAAGAATAGATAAAACGTTTTACACCTGCTTCTCTAGCACACTGTAGAGTTACAGTAGTTCCAACACAGTTCTTATATACAGCATCAACTGGATTTTCAATTGACGGTTGAAGTCTAGATTCTGCTGCCAAATGAAAAACATAATCTACACCATCAAATAATGGACGCATTCTTCCATAGTCTGTAATATCTACTACCTTTGCAATTCCATTATCATTCCAATAAAAGTTTTCATTATTGGCAGACATGTTATCTACAATGATAACTTCGTTTCCACGTTCAATAAGATAATCTACTAAGTTTGAACCAATAAAACCAGCACCACCAGTAACTAAACACTTACTCATAACTTAACCTGTTATAGATTGACTCAAAAATTTTTCTTTTTAATTTAGTAGTTGAATACCCATGGTCTCTGTTAATAAACTGAATGGGAATACTCAAGTCCTTTCCGGTATAAGAACCATCGGCATAGTCATCACCAACAAATCTAATATCATAATCATCAAGATAAGATAGAAAGGTTTCTTCCGCCTGATAGATAACGATATCATCAATGTATTTTATTGCTCGCAGAATTTCTTTTCTGTCTTCCAAAGATTGCGATGGTTTTATCTTACTTGCTCTTGCCATTGACGGATCTTCATGAAGAGCCACCGTAAGATGATTACAATACTTTTTACAGTCCTTGAACATCCTCACATATCCAGGATGAATCAAATCAAATGCACCAGCAACTATACCCCTTTTAAGTGGTTGCGTTTTCATCCATTCGGATACTTCTATTCCTTTATCATCTATGAATAAGTCTGCAGTTGGTTTATGAAACATTGGTTCAAGTTCATGATACTTGTATCCCCACTTATCTAATTGCTTACATGTAAGTTCGGTATGGTCAATACCAGAACCTCTACCACGAGCAGTCATTATAATGATATAATGACCTTCATGATAAAGGCGATTGAGTGTTTCTACCATCAATGGAATTGGAGTGGCATTAACATAGTCCGGTTTTCCTTTTTTGTTATTGGGAGTATCACAAAGTGTCCCATCAATATCAAAACAATATCTCATACAACTCCATGAAGAAAAATCTGATGAACACATTCCACTACACCGTAACTTTCACTTGCAATATGATAGTTCCACAATGCATTGGTTGCTCTGGTTCGAATAGTGTTTTCTGGAGAAAATCCAGTCAATACTCCATAATCAATTCTATTCTCTTCACACCATGTCAGACAATTCAAAATGTTCTTTGACTCACCACCAGAACTCATAAGAACAACCAAGGTTTCTTTCTCCACATAGTATTCCAGAAACTTCTGATATGCATTCTCATACCCAAAGTCATTTGTAAGCATGGTAAGCATAGAAGGATCTGAAAGAATAGAAACTTTCTTACCCCTAAACTTCATATAATCCTGAGAAATGTGTGATGCAACTGAACTACTACCACCATTACCCAAGATTATAATACGTTGATGATTATTAAATGCTTCTTGAAATTTCTCAAATTCACTACTCATATGAGCAGATTCAAGAGTATTAATATATTCTTTAAACGGATTCACCCAATACTCCATCAGATACTGCATTTATTCTAACTTTATTATAAGGTATTGTCAACTGTCCAGGATGAGAAAAGGTTAAAAAGAATCCCCCATTACCAGCACCACACAATTTATGTGCAATGACTGTAGTATTTTTTTCTAGATGACTATCAATTTCTTTTATTTTTTCGTTTTCAGTGATAGAGGATGTAGTTGATTTTTTCTGCTGCCATCCATCATTAATCAATTCTAAAAATTGAGAGTAATTATTCTCTGATAATGCATCATAAGACTTATCAACGGTTTCCAATAAAGGATATATTTTATCTAAATTGTCTGTCACATTCTTCAAAATTTGTTTTGAATTTCTGGTAACCCCAGTGAACACCAAGTTCATTTCATATCTCTTGAAAATGTCCAGAGGAAGATACTCATACTTTATACTATTCTTATTGAAGAATTCAATTCTTTTAAATCCACCAATACCACATCCATACGGATCTTGATATCCACAAAAAGGATTAAATTTTAGTTCTAACTCATATGCCAACTTGCATATATCAGATTGCGTATATTCTTCGTCAAGAAAAATACAACAAGATTTTATGAGACTAATGATATAAGATGAAGAAGATGCCAGTCCACTTCCCTGAGAATAAGCATCACTAGTAAGTGTTACTTGAACTGGTGGCATATTGAAATACTCAAGAACAACTCTTACAACATCATTATCTATCTCTTTTATTGTAGATACTTCCTCTCTTCTAGAATAGTTGATGATATATTTGTGCTTATCTTTATTGAATCCAAACTTATCTTGACTAATAGTTACATAGGTTTTCAAATCTGATGTAAAACTAATGACACTACCATACCCATACTTATCAACAAAGTATGGGTTATCAGTAGATCCACCAAACAAAGATATTCTTAATGGGCAAGAAGAAATAATCATCTATACTTTCTCAGATACTTTTGATTAGAATAATAAGATTTTAATTCATCCTTATTCATTTTTTGTAGAGACTCCCACAATTGAAAATTCTCACTCATGTAAGGATTACCTTGGACAGACGCAGGCCATGAGTTCCGTCCTCTACTGTGCTCTAAATGATAAATGAAATTATCTATTCTGGCAACCCTATAACCAAGAGTTGTAAACCTGAAATATCTTTCCTTGTCCTCTGGTGATGAACCTCTAAAGTTTTCATTCTCCATTCCACCCTCAAAGTATACGTCCCTATCGAAGAACTGAACCCAACCAAAGTCAGAAGACCAGACTTTTGATTTGTTCTCTAGAATAGAGAAGTCACAGTTAGAGTTCAAAAACTCAGAAACAAGTTCATCATCGGCAAGAACTTGTTTCTGCCAATTACCATTGCCATAAGGATACACAACGTCTGCTTCATCATCCATAATCATCCGATAAGATTCTATATATGATTCAATGGGAAGAAGAATGTCACAATCACAATTGACAACCACCTTTGTAGTTGTCATGGCAAGCATTTCATTTAGGATATGCATCCTGTAGAACACAGGATCCTCAGACTTCTCAAACACATGTTTAAGAGAACTCAAATCATCGTAGAACTCTTTCAACTGGGGAAGAATGTCCTCCTTGAAAACAGAGGTTGTATCAACTTCCTTGATTATAATATTAGTGTCAAAGTTTTCGAGAAGAAACACAATACTAGTAAGGACATTACGCATTCTGTCCTCACTCTCAATCCTGACTGGGATAATAAAAGTAGCTTCTTTTAAATCTTGTTTCATTTTTTCAAGTACTGTGAATCATGATATTCTTGATCGAAATTATTTGGTTTTGGAATAATCACTTTAGATTTACATCCACTCATCCACCAAGATACCTCATCAAAAGTGCTATCATAAGTACCTATAATTTTAGAACACTTTGATAAAATTAGCAACTCAATAAAAGCATCGGTGGTAATCTGAATATCATCATGATGACCAGATTCAGCCTGATGTGGATTATTGAATAATTGCCTTTCATATGTAACTACCCTATCACAATACTTATCCACAAAATACTTTTGAACATCTGAATTATCTGAGCAGAGAAAGAACTTTTCTGGATTCAACTTATCAATTTGTTCTTCAAAAATATCGTTACTGTGAAATCTATTTTTTGAACAGTACCAAGATCTTATATGGACTCCAACCATATCTTTCCAATCTTTAGTAAAGTCATTTACATAATCAATAATGCCCCGATTAATTTCAAGTCTCTTAATGATATTAGAATACTTCTCAATAAAATATTGAGGAGTCTCTTCATACAACAAGTCTATTGTTCTATAAGTTTCAGTGTACTTCTCCTCATCTGTTGAAATATGCAGTCTCCAATTTTCTTCATAAGGATTTACCACATCATCCAACAACTTTACTGACGGAAAAATATAATTTATGGGTTCATGCAATGTACCAACTTCTTCAAATTGAGACATTGCACTCATAATATTTTTGATTCTATTTGCTATGCCAGCATGACTTGTAACTGTGACTAACATAAAATTTTCTCCCAACCACTTGGATATAAATCATCAGTACTAATAGATGAAAGTCCTGGACCATACCAAGGTTTTGGAGAAATAACTCTTCCCCTATTACCTAACCAGGATCCCCACCAAGAAAAGGTGCTGTTCGAAATAATAAAATCATCACATCTTGATATTACACATAAATCAACGAATGCTTTTTCAACCTTTGTTTTCTCTTCGACAAAGATAAAATTGTCCCCTTTAAAATGTTTCTTATAGAGTTCTATATTATTTGAACAAATTAAATACAATCTATCTTTACCAAGTTTTTCAATTGCTTGCTGATAATAATCAATAGGAATATTTCTGTGATTAGTATTGCAACCAGGATAATCAAACGAATCATTATAGTGTCTTGCACAGATTGATACTGGATTTTCTTTTAGGTATTTTCCGTAGAGTATTTCAACCTCTTCTTGAATTTCTTTTTTGAATATAAAATCAAGTCTGATTAATTTTTCTGCATTCTTAAAATATCTTTCAGTTTGAAAATATCCAGTGAGAGTCACATGGTTTGGACATTCGTCAAATAGTTCTTGGCAGAACTCATGAGATTCATGCAACTGAACTTCATCCCCGTCAATAATTCCATACCTATCACCACAGTGTAGCATCTCAAAACATCGTGTTAGGTCACAATCTTCGGGGATTCTGAAATCGTATCCTTTGTTTTTAGCAATTCCAACAAGAGCGGCATACTGGAACATTTGATTTCCTATTCTACCATTCTTTCCAAGATTATTCATTCCAATCGTCATAACTCAATTCCCATGTTTTGCTCTTTCAATCTATTATCTATTATATCACCCACATCGGAAGAGTAAAATTCATGCCATCCATGAGGATTTCCAGTGAAGTAATAATGATTTGCATCATATATATCTTTCATCTTTACCTTTTCCCAATACTCTCTCGATTGTATCTTGTAATGGTTTAGAAGAAGTTTTGGATTCTCCTCATCTGTTTTATATCCAAGATTTATTGTAGGACCGTCAGTAAAAATGTCATGGACATTGAAGTGTTTGATATTAAAATCGGAATTTGCTATTCCTTTCGCAGCATTGAATGTCTCCCACTGAGGTTCAAATTTTCCTCTGGGATTCATACAATCATTTCTAGTGAAAAACACTCTAACATTGTACTCAGCTCTTTTAGTAAAGTTTTTAACAATACCATCCTTTGGATGTTCAATAAAATCATTAGAGTTAAACCATACCCAATTAGTAAGAATAGTTCCATAGTCCTCATATTGAACTAACAATTCCTTTAAGTCAATATAATCTGGACTATAAAGATATTCATCAGAATCGAGGTGAGCAATCCACTTAGATTCTTTAGTGAGAGGAAGTCCATACTTATTTGTAATATCAATCTGTCTTCCAGTGTATCTTTCAGAAACTTCGTTCATAATCAAAGTTACATATCCCTCGTCAATGTATGGTTTAACAATGGGAAGGTAATCATCATCACTAAAATCATCAATCAGATAAATGTGATCTGCACCATGATACTTATAATGTTCTATCCATTCTTTAAGATTCCAACTTTCATTTCTAAACATCGAAAGAATAGAAAAATAATACTTGCGTGTCATTTTACAATCCCATACTTTTTGTGACAATATTTAAACTCTTCAATAACTTCTTCCTGACTTATGGATTCCTGCCATGTATCTTTTCTAACTCTATTTCCAATCAAAGTATCATTCAAGTAGATTGGGTGTCCATAATTCAAAAACATATTATAATAAAACTCAACGTCCATTAACATGGCAACATTTTCATCGAAGCGAATCTTATTTTCTTTCTTAAATGAAACAACAGATGGAGCACCGATAAAATTATGTCCTGGAGATTTTATCATGTTTGAATCCCATCTAGGATTGATGGGATGATAAAAAGTGTGTCCATCATCTTTTGTATGAATACACCCATTAACTAACCACATGCTCTCACTGCCCATTAGTTCATTATAAATTTTTTCTAATGCAGTGGTATCATATAAGAAATCATCCTGAAAGAATACCTTTACAACATCTCCAGTTGCATGATTAATAGCAACGTTTGTATTGGCACACGGGTTCCCCCTACTCTCCTGATTCCTAATGTATTTGATATTCAAATTGTATTCATTTAAATCACAAAACTTCTCAACATTATCTTCGGTGCTGTGATCAGAAACTACTACCTCAACTTCTTTTAGTGTTTGAATAGAAATGGTTCTGAGCAAATCATCAAGGAATTCTACACCTCTATCAAAATGTTCGTAAGCAGGAACAGCAATTGATACCTTTACTTCCATACTTTAGCACCGCCGTTGATACCATCTTCATAGATTTCAAAACGGTATCCGTGTTTATCTAACCATTCCCTAAATGCTTTTCTTTCGTGGTGATCATAATCTGGCTCATGTCCATGCCAATCATCAAATCTGAAATAGATTTCATCCCACTCACACTTGTCAATGAACTTAAACGCAGAGACAGTTGGTTCATAAATGTCCAAATCAATGTGAACCGCACCGATTTTATTGATACCATATTCAGACGGATCTTCAAGTTTATGAACGTCTTCAATAACAAGAGTTACATTTTCATTATGTTTTAGTCTATCAATCACTCCTTGAACTGTTTGAGGAATCCAAGTGTATTGAGGATCTCCTACACGAAATGCGCCAGGAGTCCATCCAGAATAGTGTGGAGTAGGTTGTGAGGTTTGCTCTAAACCTTCGAAATGATCAAACCCAAACACTCTCCTATCTGGATTAGCTTTTGCGATTGGATCTAATGTTCCACCAGAACAGACACCAAACTCCAAAATATCTCCCTCTCCTGCCAGTTCAGAGATTCTGTCAGCAAAGTCAAGATGACTTAGAGTATATGATAGAGTGTTTCTATCTGTTCTTTTTGTTCCTTCAGGAAAAACGTTATCAACCTCTACAAAAGAGGGGGGATTGTAACTCGACATAATTTTTTTCAATTTCGTTTTATTTATTGTGATACTTCCACACCAGGTGGGAGATTTCTATGAAATCCAAATGGGATGATATTTCTATTTTCAGGAACTGGTGATTCATATGAAAAATATTTTGCCAGTTCTAAGGGAGCAATTTTACATCCCTGCGATTCAAAAATGTGTTTGTTATGCACACAAATGTTTCCATCTTCATTTGTATTTTTTGAACCAAACATTTTATAGAAATTTGGTTTGTCAGAAACGCGATAAGGAACTTCAACTTTTGTGGGAACTTCCATTAGTTTTTTAGAACGAAGAGAAAATCCTCCGTTACCAACTCTGACATGCTCATCATACGGAGTAATGTACGAACCCTCACTGTAAGGCCATGGAGCACCGATATAATCATAGTCTAGAAATTCATCAGTCCATGCATCAGGATTAATAATAAATCCATGATCTTGAACGATTAGTCCAAACTCCATATTAATGTGTTTGTACATGTGATACAAAATGTATTCATTATACTCATCAATATTCGTGAGTGGTTTAACCTGTTCTTCCACAATTATACCATCTTCATCCAAACTATCTTTATATTTTTCAACATAGTTTGGAGTAGTTACTAATTTTACTTCACCAAAAGAAGCCACATCCATACAAGTATAAATGCCCTTAATCGTATCTTCAATACGAGGTGTATTGTCTATAGAAAAACACGTAACCCTTGAAAGATTAAGCATAGTTGTTAATTACCTCTCCAATATGATTTAGCATATCATCATTAATAGTAGGTGAACATCCAAGGAAAAATACTTTGTTCAGAACTTGATTGGATTCAGGATATTTAAACGCATCATCTAAGTGAACGTATCCAGGGTGAAGGAGAATATTACCAGCAAAATAATTACGTGTTTGAATTTTATTTTCTTCTAAGTGCTTAACTAAAGAGTGCTTCAATTCTGGAGTATCACACACGATTGGAACTCCAAACCAACTAGTCTCAGAATCTTTTCTTTCATTTACAACTCTACATCCAGATATAGTTTCAATCATGCCGTGAATTGTTTCTTTATTCTTACGACGTATCTTGTGAATCTCATCAAACTTCAACAACTGAATTGAACCAACCGCACCCTGAAGATCAAGAGGTTTGAGATTATATCCCATCTGACCAAAGACATACTTGTGATCGACAATATCGTCATAATCCTCCAACCATTTATCAAATCTACGTCCACATACACCATTGGAAAGTAGATTCTGCTGTCCAACACAGTAACAACCACGTCCCCACCAAGCAAAACTGCGAGCAAGATCTACAACCTCTTTAATATTTGAAGATACCATACCACCTTCAATTGTGCATATGTGGTGTGCAGGATAGAACGAGCAAGATGCAGCAACAGCGTGCTTTGTCAGGTAGTCATTCTTATATTTACTACCAAGACTATCACAGTTGTCGGAGATTAGTTTAATTCCTTTACTATTACAAATATCGATAATTCTATCCATATCATATGCATTACCAAGCACTGGTGAGGAAAAGACTGCGCGGGTGCGTTCGGTAATCTTTTCTTCTACTTGATCGATATTCCAATTAAGATCTTTCCAGGTGATATCAACAAAGACTGGTTTCAATCCGTTTTGAACAATTGGTGCAATGGTAGTGGCAAATCCACAAGCACAAACAATTATTTCATCGCCATCACTCCACCCAAAATACTTTTTAAGGGCAGCAATCATCACAAGGTTTGCGGATGAACCAGAGTTCACCATCACAGAATAATCAAACCCAAACTTGTTTGAGAACTCACGCTCAAACTTGTTTACCTTCTCGCCAGAAGATAACCACTTCCCTTTCAATACGGCGTAGATAAGTTCTTGTGCTTCCAAATCATCCCAATAAGGACCAGAGTAATATATTGATTTTCCAGGTTTCCAATCTTTATTCGCCATGAAAGGAAAGATGCTATCATCAGATTCCTTTGCATCTTGAATAAACTTATCAATTAGTTGATACATAATTCTTCGATAATCTCTTCGGTGGAAATGGTTTGTTTGAAACCAAGGTTTTTTAGTTTAGTTGTATCATACCAAAAATCTTTTGCTTGAACAACTTTATGAAATTCTGCAGCTTCCCTGCAGTATATACCACCTTTAGAATTTAAAAATTCTTTGGCTAGATTCATTATATCACACAGTTGTGTTGGTTGTCCACTACCAATATTGTAGATTTCATTAACGTTTCCTTCCTCCATCACCAAATGGATGGCACGACAAACATCACCAACGTGCATAATATCTCTAATTGGTGTTCCATTATCATACAAGTAAATATCCTCATCTTTTTTCAAGTTATTAATCATGTAAGTGATGGCATTCTTTTTCGTTGAAGTTCCCCCATCACTACCACCAAGGACATTGCAAAGTCTCAAAATCCTATATTTGCATCCAAAAGTATTGCAGAAAGAAATAATTAAATCTTCTGCCGCTTTCTTAGTAATTGAATAAAATCCAGTTGGATTGCATGATGATTCTTCCGTGGCAGGTAAATCTACTGTGCCATAAACAAACCAAGAACTAATAAAGTTGAATACAATATCTTCCTTCTTACAATGCTCAAGCACTTCACAAAGAACTCTCAAGTTTGTATCAACATCCAAAGTAATATTCGAATGAACATTATAGTTATCTGTGGTTGATATCAAATATAAAATATTATTCGACTTAGGTATTCTATCTTCTCTATCTTGTCTGATTACCTCAGACGAATACATGTTGCAAAAAGTGCTACCGACATAACCAGTAGCACCGAATACATTATACATTATCCCACTCCTGTCTACATTGATCGGATGTAAATAGTCTACCAGATGTGTCCATATAATTCCAACCATCTACAATACTGCCAACAGGTCTCCACCATCCTGTAGAAGTTTTATAATCGAACCAATACTTAGGAGCAATAACATTCGGTTTTACAGAACTTGTCCAGACAGGCCAGAAAGAAAAGGTAGAAGCGGACATAATAACGTTCTTTGCATTGTGCAGGATAGACCAGTCAACCCCAATGTTTCCACCTTTGTATTTGAAGAATCCTGTCCCCTGCTCAATATCTTCCTGCTCATCAAGTATAGTCGCACCAACTACAGTTGCCCATGGGATAAACTTATGGGCATTTTCCGGATCGTCAGTCACAACCACAAACTTCATGTTTGGATTGATTTCCAACATTCTATCCCTAGCATTTGCATAATACTCAGGAGGACACCAGGAAGCGGTAATAAGATACTCACCACCACGGAAATGAATTACACATATGTCATCAGCAGAATACTCAGTGACATTAACATTGTGCTTTAACCACTCACGAATGTCATCCTTTCTATCCACAATGTATTTCATGTTCTGAAACAATCCATCCAGTTTGCTATTGTCTGGAAGTTGATTCCAAAGATAATCATCGAAAGCAATAGCATTGTTCCCACACTCAGGCATCACATCAGCCCTTTCTCTAATGTAATGCACAATCCCATCAGGTAATGAGGCAGGAGTTTGCCCTTGCACAGGTGTATGTCCACCAATAACTTCTTCACCATAATCAAAGTTGGGCATAAACTTTGTTGCTTTGAATGGTGTAGTTTGTTTTACTCCCCACTTATACCCATGCTTTTCTGCAAGAATACGTGTCACAACCAGATTCCAAATTTGGTTGCCAAGACCTGCACCACTATAAATTTCAGTAACAATCATTTTTTACTTTTGGAATAAATTTTATCAGAAATGTCTTTTCTAATTGCAATGAGATTACAACCAGCACCTTTAATCATATCACTCTTAATGATATCATAAACCTCAGACGAGAGCGGAGTTAACATATCACTATTTGTAGAGTAATAAGGATGTCTGGGATCTACACGCTGCAAGTAGATATCAAACTTTTCTTTATCAAACCAACCAATCAAATCATCTGGATTAATTTTCCTATCCAGAATACAAAGACCGAACTCAAACTGAATAATTTTAACTGCCGAGTTGATGATATTTTTTCCTCCATTGAGGACATCTATTTCCATCCCCTCAATATCAATTTTCAGAAAGTCAATTGAGTCAACAGAATTTTCTATGCAGTATCCATCAAGAGTTTTGATTTCAAATGACATTCCAGAATCGATAGATGTTGCATTGTGTGTTCTAAAAACAAAAGATTGAGTATTGGAATAATAACTCATAGTTCCTTCTTCAGAACCTATTCCATATGGATTCAAAAATATCTTATTTTCAATTGTGTCAGAGGGATTTAAATTTTCAATCTGTTCTTGACAGTTAGAAAGAAACTCCTGTACGGGTTCAAACAAATGAAACTCTCTACTCTTATCGTATGAATTTTTTATATAATCAATATCATCCCTAGATCCAATATCAAATACAACATCTACATCGTCTTTAATGAGATTAAAGAATTCAACCTCACTTTTTGGAAAACTATCTAATTCGGATTTATTATGGAAGTAAGTCATTTAATCAGGTATGCGTATTTTTCTTTGTTTTGGATTAGATATACTGGAAAATTATTTTCTTCATTTAACTCAATAGTCCTATACCTGGCATTGTCCTGTCCCAAAGGAGATCTGTCCTCTTCTATTCTTTTAGTTACTTGAGATAATAAGGTTTCATTATTCAGTTCAATATGAGAACATCCCTTTATTTTTCTCACAACTCTTTCATAGAAAGAATTTTTATTTGGACTTCCTACAGTGCTCCAATGCCATCCACCAGGATAAATTCTTGAATTATTTTCATTAGGAAGTTCTCTACGCATCTGTGTCATGGTATACTTTTTCAGAATAGAGAAACTAAACATTTTAGTTCCAATCCACCTACGTCTTCCCTCACAATCAAAATCCATTGTTTGTGAATGGATAGTTCCCGTCGTCTCAATCCAATTCAAATAACCTTGAAAATTATCTTGAGAGAAATTATATACTACATTACTGTCATAGAAACTATTCAACTCTTTTAATACATCTGGATTTGGAATTTCATCCAAATCACTCCATATGATTATATCATCATCACTACAGTGTTTTTCTAGAACTTTTTTGATGCTATCTTTTTCATAAGCATCCTGTTGAAAAGTTCTATGTCCATGAATCCCATACAAATTTGAAACTGTATCCAAATCTTCTTGAGTTGGTGAATCTATTTTCGTGTATATAATTTTATCATGAAACTCTTCAAAGAGATGTTTATTATTTTCATAGTAAAACTCTTTCTTAATTCCCGAATGAGTTTCATCATATTCAGATATTACAAAATAATCAACATAATCATTTAACAAATTAAAACGAATTTCGAGAAGATCGAGTTCGCCGTTGAATAAAAATACGTCAAATACTTTCATAATTTCTCCGAATTGATTTGCTCAGTAATCCACCCATAAGTTTTAGCAATACCCTCTTCAAGAGTTTGGGAATAATCCCATCCCAGTTTCTCACGAATCAAATCATTATTAGAATTGCGACCACGGACCCCAAGAGGACCGTCAATATGATTTTTACTTACTTCCTTACCAGCAACCTTAGAGGCAGTATCAACCAGTTGATTGATAGTAACCATTTCTTCGGATCCAATATTAACTGGTCCGATAAAATCAGAATCCATAAGTCTACGGGTTGCTTCAATACATTCATCAATAAACAAGAAAGAACGTGTTTGCAGTCCATCACCCCACACATCAATAGTTCCACCTTCTTCTGGGAGATATGCTACCTTACGGCAGATTGCTGCTGGTGCCTTTTCTCTTCCACCATCCCATGTACCTTCGGGACCAAAGATATTATGATATCTGGCAACACGAACAGGAATATTATAATTGCGATGATAGGCAAAATAAAGACGTTCCG